TGATCGCTCATACGATGGCAACCTTCACCACCATGCTGAGATTTGAAGTAAGCAGCTCCACCTGCGCCTGACATTTTTTCCATCACAATCCCCTTTTAATAAACCTGTCCCAAACCTTAAACCCGATCTGCATGGACAGGTATGTGCAGCCGAGAATTGGAGCGAAAACCGCTGCCACATCCGACACCGGTTGAATTGATTGGAGCCACAGGGGTGAAGAAATCATGCTTGCCGCCACTAACGCCCCTGCTTTTTCGCTTGGTGTTGAAAAGAGGATGTTCAAAAATTCATGCAAAGAGTCATGGTGTGTCATTTTATCCATCCGCATTTCAAGGCCACGCCGACAGCATTGTGTTCCCTAATCTGCGCAATTGTAGGCGCAGTATCATGTTTTGAATAGTAAATAGCTCTCGCGGCCTGACAAAAAGTCGCGGTATTAGTCACGTCTAAAGGGGTCGTTGACTGGCAGGCTGTCAGGGCGAGCGGCAACATCAGCCCGAACAGCCTCCCTCGCAGCAATCGCAATTTGAACATCATGGATTTGCCCTTTCAAATCATCCAATTGCTGCTGTGCAACCCCTGACTGCACAAGTTGTTGTTCGTGCAGCCAATTCATAAAACTCACAATCGCAGAGACAATGCTCGAAAGCAGCCCTATGATTGTGGTGATACTCATTTCGCTACACCCGTCGTGCCGCCGTCTTTAGCAGCAATCAAACCCAGTGCTGAAAGGATCATGGCAATCTGGGAGCCTGAGTCTGACGGAATAACCAGCCCCGGAACATTAATTCCAGCATAATGCAGACCAACAAGCACCGCCAACAACACACCAGATGCCGTTGTGCGCCAGTTATTTACGAAGTAGTTCTGGACAATCGCGTTCATTTTGAACTCCTAATTGCAGTCTTTTGGATGGGTAACGCAGTCGAACGCTGCCTTTTCGACTGAGCAACTTGTTAAAAGCGAAGATATGGCACACAGTGCAAGGATAAAAAACAGTGTCGCCGTTAGACTTTTCCAAGTGTCTCGTGTCATGACACCCTCGCTGCTTGAAAGTGCATTCCGTCCTTTGAGCGTCCCGCCCAATCGCCGCCCCAAACCCAGCCTTCATCTTTGAAAGCCTTCACAACTTGCGGAACATGCGCGAAGTGCGGGTCTTGGTCGTGGAAACCATTTCTTGGGGCGTCCAGATCTATCGCTGCGCCGTAAGAGTGCATTGAAAGGGCCGTGCCGCCTCGCATGACACGGTAATAATATGAACCAGAAAACACCGATACGCCCCAAATATCGATCATTTTCTGGTCATGCCCGGAAGCATCCCAGATCGCCTTGAAAACCCGACCCAAGCTATCGGCACACTTTTTGTTCATGGTCACAGCCGTGACAGGTCGGCCTAAAAACTGCATCTTAAAAGGCACAGGAACTTTGACTAAGTTCGCCTTTTCCCATGCAGCCGAAGCTCGTCCGTTTCGCCCTCTTGGGTTTCCGTAAAACGTGTCACATTGAGATTGTAACGGCCACATCATCTCATCTCCACATTATTTACTTTGTGCCCTAAAAACATAACTCATGGTTGAACAAATTTAGTTGCTGACGGAGCAGAAGAATATCCAACAGAAAAATAGTCTCCCGGTTGCATTGTAAGAGTTAGACTTTGGAGCCCGCCAGAAATTCCAACGCCATTTTTAGAATAACCACCTGTAATTGTGCCTTGAGAAAAAACCCATTCTTCCGTAAATGGTGTCGTGTTTGTGTATGATACATTAGATGCAGGAACACTTGTGGTCGAACCAACAGCGTAATTTGCATTTATGTTATTATTTATTCGTCTGTTACTAGAACCTGCCGAATTAACTGCTGCAAAATAACCACCACTCGCTCCATATAAACCATTGTTTGTAACACTATATGCGTCACAATCTGCAAGAATTTGGAGGCCATAAACAGGGCGCGTCCAAAGGCTTGTGTCGTTATTTCCTCGACAATTTGTTACAAAAAATCCAGTTGACCCTGCTTGAAAAAAGAGAGCCGCGCTGACTGTGCCAAGTCTATTACAGCCATTAACATTTAAGTTATCGAATGAAACATTAATCGAATTGGATGAACTAAAATAAACACCATATTTTCCAGCAATAGGAATGACTCCTGAGAAAGAATGGTTATCATTATATCCACCTGAATTGTTAATATAAATTCCGCTTTCTTCCCAACTTACAAACCAACAATTGACATCAAATTTAATGCCAGAAATTACAGACCCTGTTCCACTTGATTGTAAATACACAGGCCAGCGTCTAAAATAATCCATAATCACGCCAGTAAAAAACATGTTTTGGAAAACACAACCAGCACCAGATGTGATCCCTAAACCAACATCAAATCGTTCAAAAATGCAGTTAGAAACTTGAATTGTGTCCCAAAAACCATCTGTTTTGGAAATATCAAAAACACTTGTTCCATAAACAGTGGTCATTGAATTAGGGTTCACTGGCGTGATCACACCAGAAACAAACATCGCTGAATTTGAAATGTAAAGTCCGGCTCCATAATTAACCTTAAACGCAGGAACACCTATATTAGCAACCGCTACATTAAGCAGATCAAACCGGATGCCTCCAGCAATTCTACTTGTCGTATTTCCGAGCTTCGCAATACAAGCACTCTGAAATATATCTAATTTAGTAAATACCAGACCAAACGCATAGTCTATGTTAAATAATACCGCATTACCTGTAGGCAATGTAGGATATTCAAAACGTAAATTCGTCACACCGCCGCCGACAACATCATTAACTTGTGTCGCATCTCCAAAAGTGAAAACATTCCCGGGAGCAGTAATTAAAAGCACCGCACTTGCAGTTGAAACACCTTCAAAAATTACTTGAGATACAACAATTGGCGTTAGAGCGGCATCAATAACAAATCGACCTTCTGGCACAATAATCGTCGTGCCTTTAATATTTGGACGATCACTACCGCCCTTAGAATTTGCCCATGCAATTGTGAGATTAAAAGCAGCGGTATCAGATGTTACACCATCACCTTTTGCGCCAAACATTTTTACAGAAACAGCATCAGCAACATTTCTAATCCACGCAGATGACCCATCTCCGGGGACAATAATCGTTCCACCATTATCAACATAAGTTCCCGGGGCAGCGCCTGTCACACCATAAAAATATCCACCACCGCCATCGCCGGGAGTATAATAACCCTCAACAAGCATCGCGCTGAATGAATTAACCGTTGTATGACGAAGGGCATTTATGGTTTGAACTGTGGTGATACCAGCATTTGCGGAGGTGTTTAGCCATGACCATTGTTTTGTGGCCACAGCGGTAAAGATCGCTGTGGTTCCTTTAGCCAGAATAATGCCGATAGCCCCGTCCAGCCCGTCAATCGTAGAATTGCCTTCCGCAAAAATTCGAACGTCATTTGCGGAATTGTTCGAAACAATCAAAACTGTGCCTAAAAGTGCTTGCGGCAGGGTTAGACCTGCACCCGCCACACTCGCATTTGTAATGTTGGTGATTGCATCGGTAATGGCCGCAGATGTCACCATCGTGCCGCCCGGAGTAGCCGAAATCGAAGAAGTCGTTGACCATTGCGGGTTCGCAACTCGGTCATTCAACTGATTTCCGTCCGTCAGGCGATAACCGGGTGCAAATGGATCTGGTGTCGTCATGTAAACAATCCTCTAAACATCAAAACCCTATCACAACAGTTTCCATTTTGCACCTGTCAAGCTGCTTCCATCGCTTTAAGGTTGTTCTGCAATCGCACGTCATTCGGATCAAAGGCAATCGCCTCTTTGACATACCTCACCGCTTCTTCCTTGAGTCCAAGGTTCCACGCCGCAATACTTGCCAGATCATATGGATGCGCGCCCCAGACCGCCGGATCGACCGTGTAGACAAACTCCCGGTCCTTAATCGCTAAAGCCCGAAGCGCCGCTCCGTAACACTCCTGCCACCTTGCATGGGTGTAATAATAGTTGGAAAGTCCACACCACGGCTCACGGGTATTCGGGGCCTCTGCGGCAGATCGAAGCCACCAAGCTTCCGCTTCCGCCGCCTCACCTTTTCCCTCATAACACTTTGCCAGCGTTCGCATGGCATAGGACCGCTCTGTAATCCACGTCGCGCCGGGAAGAGCAAGATAGCGTTTTAATTCAAAAATCGAGTCATCCCATCGAGAATAAAACGACAATTCTCTCGCGTAATAAAATGCGTTTCGAGGACAAACTGGGTCTTCCTTAACCGAAAGCGCCAAGAGGTCCAAATACTGCCCGCGAGATTTTGTAGGATCTGGGTGATGGGAGACAAGAAGTTTGTCTGTATAAGCGTAGATTTCGTTAATACGTTTGTCGAAAACTGGGTATTCATGGCACGGGTGGTGCCAGAAGTAACCATGTCTTGCGTGGATTTTCTCATACCTAAACTTAACTCCACAGCCCCAATCGAAAAAGTAATTTAATCTTGTTGTCTGTGGCGTCCAAACACGCTCGATTTCCTCGCGCCATCCGGGCTCCATAATTTCATCCAGATCAAGACTAATGCAGATGTCAATATCTTTAGGGATCAATGCGATTGAGGCATTTCTTGCATGGTCAAATCTCCAAGGAGTAATACAAATCTCATGCACCTGCACTCCAGCCTTTTTGCATTCCTCAACCGTCGCATCTGTGCTGCCTGTATCTGCCACCAACAACAAATCAGCATCTCGGCCGGAATTCGCCCATCTTGCCACAAACTGCGCTTCATTTTTGCTAATCGCATAAATACAAATTTTTGGCCTGACCTTTTGATCTGACCAGCAATACACGCCGATTTCATTTTCCACATATCCGACTGTAGGTTGACCAAAAGTTTCTCTAAACTCTTGATCTGACCAGTTGTCAGTTACATGTTTTTCGTGAGGATTTCCGTTGTAAGCGTCTTGCGGATAATGCCCGATAGGAATGCTCACAATAACTGTATCAGCAATTGCCCGAACACGATTAAAAAGCTCAACCGCTTCTTCTTTTTCCATATGCTCTAAAACATCGCCCAGCATCGCAACATCAAAGCGACCTAAATGTGCAAAAGTCACGGACCTTACATCGCCCAGCACAATTTGATTGTAAAAAGCGTTTAGACCAAATTCATTAATGTAAGGCTCCCACGCTTCTACCCCAACCCATTGTGCTTCTGGGAACATTTTTGCATATGTGCCGCTGCCGCATCCAATATCCAGCATTCGATCATGCTTTATGCGGCCAATAATATTACGGATATAGGCTTTTCCGCTCTCTGAGCTATATGGCATTTCTCTCCCCTTCCAAGAGTTTGCCGAGTAAAAATACTCAAACTTTTCAATTCACCTTCAAGGTGTGCTTCCTGTCGGACCTGTCGGTCCTGTGGCTCCTGTTTGTGCTGCCCCTTCAAGTGTTGCAATTCGTGCTGTTGCTGCGTCTAGTTTTGTGGACAAATCTTGCAGAGCTTTCACAAACAATGCAGCCATGTTTCCGTAAGCTAGAGAGTCTGGCGTGTCATCAGCCGCATATTGAACAAACTCATGGAAACCAGCATCATCTACTTCTTCTGCAATCAATCCAGCGAATTGCCGCTGTCCATCATTTATGCCCTTATAATAAACGGCACGAAGCGTTTTGACGGCATCTAACCCTTTATCATAATCTCGAATATCTGTTTTATATTTGCGTGAAGATGTTGACCGTTTTATCTGATTTACTGGTGTAGTTGTTGTATCAACAAATACGTTTGCCGCAGAAGCGGTTGTGGCCATTACTTCTACATAAAAATTTCCACTACTATCAAATCTTGCACGCTCTGTATTTGTATTAGTTCCAGTGGCAAACGCTAGAAAACTTGTTCCAGTTCCAGCATTTTCAACACCAAATCTAATATCTGCTGAACAATAAGCTGAACCTGATCCAAATTCACTACCAATAGAGGTGTAATTTCCTGCAGTAGCTGAATTAGTTTGAAATACGTTAATTGCTCTTGTATTAACAGCAGAAGGAAATGCTGATAATCTATAAACAGGGCTATTAGTTCCTACACCAACATTCTGCGAAGTATCAATATAAATCGCATTTGTAGTATTAGTCTGAAAAATTAATGGAGCAGAGACTGTTGTCCCAATTGTATAAGAGGTAGGCATTGAGCTAGATGTTGAAGCAATGCCTGAACCGTAAACAAGATGTGTGATATTGCCTGCATGTGCCCCAGAAACAGAAATTCGTTGCAGAGCATAATCTGACAGCGTTCCCGCTGTTCCAGTGCATTGCACATTCGACTCTACACCACCGGAGGCAATATAGTTAATCAAAGTGCCATTTATTCTTGCTGATCCCGCCACATCCAAAGTGTAACCCGGACCCGCTGTTCCTATTCCAAGTCTTGTATTCGTATTATCCCAGAACAAATTGGCGCTTTCGCCAACAACAGTTCCATTTTGATAAAGCACATAGCCAGATGTTCCACTTGCAATTGTCGTCGTGCCGACCGTGATTGTGCTTGGACCATTCGCGCCAGTAGCACCTGTGGGTCCTGTTACCGTCGAGGCCGAACCTGTAGCGCCTGTAGGTCCGGTCGGACCCGTTACACTTGGACCTGTTGGACCTGTAACCGTAGAATTCGCCCCAGTAGCTCCTGTAGGACCAGTCGGGCCAGTAACGGTTGAATTTGCTCCCGTCGCACCTGTAGGACCAGTTGGGCCGGTAACAGTTGAGGCTGCTCCGGTCGCACCTGTAGGTCCGGTCGGTCCAGTGACTGTCGAAGCGGCTCCAGTTGCCCCCGTTGGTCCTGTAACACTTGGTCCCGTAGCTCCGGTAGGGCCCGTGACAGATGCTCCTGTAGAGCCCGTTGGGCCTGTAGGTCCTGTAACCGTTGATGCAGCGCCTGTCGCCCCTGTAGGACCAGTTACGCTTGGTCCTGTTGGGCCTGTCGGGCCGATATTAGTCGAAATTATAGGTGTAGCTGTAAGAATAACGCCCGGAGAACGCGGAGTTGTTGGCGACGTTCCTACCGCAATCGTTTGAATAGAAACAGATGTGCTTTCTGTTTGCCAATACATTTGAATATATTGGCCAGCAGTAACCTCAACGATAATATTTGCCGCAGCAATTAATGCACCATTTACACTGCCATGTGAAGAAGGAATGGTAAATTGACTGTTAGTGTCAGCAATATCTGATCCATTTTTACGGAACCAAACATTTGTGTTGTAAATTGAATTTGAACTATTCGTGAACTGAATTGAGAACTGGATATTGTAAGTTCCAGCTTGCGCGAAGGTTACTTGACTTCCGCTTACAATACTTACTTGATTGCTATTGGGATCAGTTGAATTAAGACCAATCGCATAAGCTACAGTTGTCGAAGCCGCTGTTTGGTTTGTTGTATCGAAGAACGAGCCCCAATATGCAACACTTCCACCCGGACCTGTCGGGCCACCTGCACCTGTCGGACCCGTAACTGACGCCCCAGTAGGACCTGTAGCACCAGTTGCTCCGGTTGGTCCTGTCACTGTGGAAGCTGCACCCGTAGCGCCTGTAGGTCCGGTTACTGTAGAAGCCGCACCTGTCGCCCCAGTTGGTCCTGTAGGACCAGCAACGGTCGATGCTGCACCTGTGGCACCTGTTGCTCCTGTAGGACCTGTTACAGATGAAGCTGCTCCTGTGGCACCTGTGGCACCCGTCGGACCTGTAACCGAAGAAGCTGCGCCGGTAGCTCCAGTTGCACCTGTAGGCCCCGTGACTGTAGACGCAGCGCCTGTTGCACCTGTTGGGCCGGTAACACTAGCTCCGGTTGGTCCCGTAGCACCCGTAACACTTGCACCAGTCGCGCCTGTCGGGCCCGTAGGGCCTGTCACATTAGAGGCCGCTCCAGTTGCGCCAGTCGCTCCAGTAGGACCAGTAACAGAAGCTCCCGTTGCTCCGGTTGCTCCAGTAGGTCCTGTAACACTCGGACCCGTCGGTCCGGTTACGGTTGATTGGGCTCCAGTTGGACCAGTTGCACCTGTTGAGCCCGTTGGACCTGTAACTGTGGATTGAGCCCCGGTTGCACCCGTTGGGCCTGTGACATTAGAAACCGGACCTGTCGCACCTGTTGGACCTGTCGGACCAGTTACCGTCGAAGCAGCACCGGTTGCACCGGTTGCACCTGTGGCACCCGTCGGGCCAGTAAGACTTGCCCCTGTAGATCCCGTAGCACCTGTAGGTCCCGTGACGCCGGTAGGGCCGGTCACATTAGATGCTGCACCTGTAGCCCCGGTAGGACCAGTTGCTCCTGCCGGTCCGGGTGCTCCATTCAAATTTATTGACCAAGCTGTATAAGGGCCTGTTCCAGATGGATAAGCAGAAGATGTAACGCTTACAACGAGAGTAGTGCCACTGTAAGACGTAACAGTGCCGATCATATAATTTGTAGGCGTCGTCGTATAAGCAGCAATAACTTGCTGACCAGCTGTATAAGAAAGACCAGATCCAACAGTGAATGTTTTACTTGTTGGGAATGTAGTAGGTATCGTGATTGAGGTCGTAGATGTTGTCGGATAAAGACTGCCCTGCGCACCAGTTGGTCCCGTAGGACCTGTTGGTCCAGTAACACTCGGTCCTGTCCATCCTGTCGGCCCAGTTGAGCCGGTCGCTCCGGTCGGTCCAGTTGGACCAGTAACAGAAGGTCCCGTCCAGCCCGTAGGTCCGGTCCAGCCGGTAGGCCCAGTTGCTCCGGTAGGTCCAATTGGTCCAGTTGTTGTGATAATAACGCCGTTATTAATCCACTGCGTTCCGTTCCAGATCCACAGCACATTTGTGTCGAGCGCGACATACGCATCGCCGATTTGGCCAGTGTAGCTGTATGGGTAGCCCGGAAGGCTGGTCTGTGTGCTGACTGTGCCCTTGTAGGTGATGCTGTTGCCAGTTGGTCCGGTAGGCCCTTTGCCGCCAGTTGGCCCTGTGACACTTGCGCCAGTTGGCCCAGTTGCGCCCTGTGCGCCAGTATTTCCAGTATTTCCTTGTGAGCCTTGTGCGCCAGTAGGTCCGACGCTGCCTGTCGCGCCAGTGCTGCCTGTTGCTCCTGTTGCGCCAGTGGCTCCTGTGCTGCCTGTAGGTCCGGTAACGCTCGCGCCTGTAGGTCCTGTCGCACCAGTAGGACCACCCGCTGGGCCTGTCGGGCCAATCGGCCCCGCCGCAGAAACTTGGTCAAAATTTCCCGTAAACGGATTAAAAACCCAATTCGACATTTTAACTCCGTGTCACGGAAATCAGATTGTTCGATCCATCATACGCGAGGGTCAAAGTCGCTTGCAGCGTTCCACCCGAACCGTTCAAATAATATCTCACAGTTGTAAGATTTGAGCCAGTATAACTCAAAGACAAGTAATCATATTCAACTGGTGCAAGCGGCGTGAGTGCGACAAGCCCCGGCGCGAACTGCGTAGTGGACGTTGGCGTCGCTACTGGCCCGACTTGAACAAGCGGCCTTGGCTGACCTTGATAAATCGGAACAAGAGTTGCATTTGGATTAGACATCTTAAAACACCCTACATTAGTATTCCAAAGTGCCTATCACAGCCGTGCTACTTGCCGTCGCACAATACAACGCCGCAGTTAATTTTGTCACGTCCAAAGTCGTTCCGGTCGGCAACGGAAAACCTGTCGTGCTACTTACACCATTCGCTCCAAGATAAACAGTCGCGCCGCTGGTGTTCGCAATGAAACGTCTTGACTTCGAAGTTGTGAGGCTTTCAAGCGCCTGCACCGTTCCTGCAGTTGTGCAGGTGATTTGTGTAGAGGTAATAATCGTGCCCGCGAAGGCTTCACAATAACTTGCGTTATTCGGATCACAAACCGCAACATCACTTTGAATGCTGCCATTTGGTGCCGCGAAAGCCCCGGAAAAAGTTGCCAGCAAGAAAGCAAGAGTTTGCCAAAACTTTTTCACAGTTCTCTCCAAAATTTCCAGCAAGGTGAAGGGGGCTAGGCCCCCTTCATTTCGCAGAACTTAGTTATAAACCCACGCAAACGTGGACTGATCTGTCGAGCCACACAGAACCGTGCGGGTAACTGTGCCGGTCGAAGAACCAACTGCCGTGCCGGTAGCACCTGCAGCCGCAAGCGTCAGGCTATAAGCAACACCATTCGTGATCGCTGCGCGAGCGCCATTGATTGACGATGTGCAGGAAGGCAACGTCGCAATCGTAACAGGCGTAGCCCAAACATACGTCGAAACACTCGAGCCAGAAAGCACATAAGCGCGAAGCTGCGAAGTCTGGATAAGTTCCGTCTGTGGCTGAATGCTGCCAACCGTCAGACCAGAATAACTCTGCGTCAAATTCGTGTCGGCTGGGATCGTTTCATTACCCGTCAGCGGCAGGGTCGTAGCATTACCCGTGATTGGGCTCGAGGTAGCAAGCGGATAGCCAGGAAACTGGCCAGCAGCAAAAGCAGCCGTTGCGCCGAAAAGCGCAAGCAAACTGCCATAAAGAGCAACTTTCTTCATCATTTGCCTCTTATGTGCGAGATCGCATTGCGCAAACCGTCACCTTGCGCGGGAGTTCCAACATTCTGTGTGACGCC